GCTGCAAATGTTTGGTAAACAATTGTACCAGCACTTGCATCAAAATATGGTATTTGACCTGCTGTATTATCAGGTGCATATATTTTATCGCCATCTTGTAATAATGTATCAGTAGATGTAGATAATGTTACTGCGCTGTTTTGGCTTGTGCCTAAACCTTCCATAAATTCAAAATAACCATCTATACCTGTATGCGATATACTTACTGGTGTACCTACTGGTGTAGCAGGTTGCCCTGTGTTAATTTCATCTACTGTTTTATTTTTAAATGTAAGTGTACCTGTTATTGCAATTGTTTGGCTAGTATATGTATTGTTAAATGTAATATCTAAATAATCTCTACATAAATCTGCTATCTCAAATGCTACTGTACCTGTTTCTTGGTTTGTTGTACCAGTTAACACACAATCTTTACTCATCTCGCTTATTACACTTCCATCAACTGATAATTCTAACGTAGCGCTTTTTGCAACATTAGGATTTACATATGCTTGGCTGTGTGATTCATAATATGGGCTTCTCAATAATATATTTGCCATTAGTTACCTCTTTTTATTAAACCTGATTCTATTAAACTATCAATCATAAGTATTACCATATCATCACTAAATATATCTTGTAAGTCGTTTGGTAATTTTTTATATTCATTTACAAACGGTATTGTATAAAAGTTGTTAGCCCTTATACCTTTTTCAAATATACTTTTAGCTAATACGTAACCTATAGATTTATAGTTGCCTTTTTTGTATTGCCCTGTTGCTTTATCTCTAAACCTTATTTTTCTAGCTTTAGCCCAGTTTTCTAACATACTTCCGCTAGGCATTTTTTGGCTATAACTGTATGGTGTGTTTTTATTTACACGGTAATTACTTTTTGTACCCTTAACACCTTTGTCAATGTAGTCACCGTAGTCTTCCATAAATAAACCATAGGCTACATTACTTTCATCTTCAAATAGTTTTTTATAGTTAATACTATTGTATAATTTTTTTGTGTTGTTTATAGGTCGCTTTTTACGTTGTAGCTTTGTACCCTTTGTTAAATTTTGGCGTGCTTGTTTTTTTACAGCTTTAAAAAAATCTGCTATGCGTTCATTAAATTGGTCTGAAAATATTAACATATATACTGATCGTTTCTTACTTCTATATTTATTTCTGCACTCCAGCCTGCTAAATTGTTTTCAAACCTGTCTACAAATGGCTCACAAACTGGATCGTTAGTTAACCTGTAACCTGTTTGATGTAAATCACCAAACCTTAATTTTTGTATTAACCTGTTTAGCACACCTAGCTGTGTGTTTAATATATCTTGCTCATCTGTGTTTTTTCTAAATATATCTGTTGTTTCGCTTTTGCTTGTATCTTTAATATCCATAGCAATTACTGTTACGTTGTATATTAGTGTTTGTTCTGTAGATGTTACATTGTTTACTATAAAGTGTGCTAACGGAAATATTGTTTGCTTACCTAAATCTACTTCAGATACATCGCCTATTGTTACTGTTTTTGTTATGTTGTTATTTAATAAAGATTCTTCTAACGTTTCTGTTACTAAATAAAATGACCTTATTGCTGTATTATTTTCTGACATTTGATTTTAATTCTGCTGCTTGTATTTCATTTTTTTCTTTTATATACATTAACGCTTGTAACGCTGTTGTTAATCCTTGCTCAGTGATATTTTCGTATTTTGTAATATCTCCTTGAGCGAGCTCGTAAATTGCTCCATACCAACCCCATCTAGACTGGAATTGGCTGGATCTGCTGTAAGGCTGTTCCACTGCCTGTCCACTAAAAAGTCCATCATATTGCTCGACAAGTCGATCCCTAAATTGTAAAAAAAAATCAGCGAACTAAATGCAACGTCTAAAGGTATATCACGCATATCGTCTGCGTTTTCTTTGCCAGTATATTCTACTACATCGTACTTACCACCGTATTGCATTTTTATAGGCCTATATAACACACTCATTGCAAGGTGCATATTATCCCAATCTTGTAGGTAATTATCTATATCAACGTACTCACCTAACGACATATCTTCCAACTTTGGTATAAAACCATATTCTTTGCCGTTATGTTTAAACTGTGTTATTAATTCTGGTTTTGTGTCAAACAGGTTATTTAGTATTGCTACTATTTCGTTAATGTCTGTTACTTTAATTTTAAATGTATCTTTTAGATCAATGTTACAAAATATTTCAATCATCTTTTGTGCAATAAATGTAGCGTCATCGTTTTGCTGTTGTATCTTAATAAACTTTTGATACTGCGCTAATGTAACATCTTTTAATTCTGTTGGTACGTTTACTGATAACTTCATATTATATATAATACATAAATATAAAAAATTTATCCATAAAAAAAGGTAGGCGTTACGCAACCTACCTGTGACCAATTAATGAAAAATATACTTTGTGTATATGCGCAACTTGCAGACATATGAAAAAACCTAATTAATTACGAAAAGATTATTTGTGTTAACTGGTCCGTTACTTTATCCTCCAAGCATTGAGGTTATACAAGTTTGTTACTTTTTCATCGTGTGTGCCTTTTAGTTTACCGCAAAGCTGGTTATAGTATGTATAATATTTAGTTCCAGCCTTTATTGTTTTATTCCTATCAAGTTTGATATCACTTGTAGCGTATGCAAACCTTTTGCCTGCCCAGCCTAAATTTCTAGCTGCATCTTGTTCGCAAGGCTTACTGCCAATAAATTTACCATCAACAAAGTATTCTAAATAGTAACCTATTACTTTGTATTCTGTTTTTAGTGTTTTTTGTTTTGTCATATAGCTAATATATAACTTTTTTTGTAATTATAAAAATTTTTTTATAACTTTTTGTTAATTAATTTTGTTACTATGATAAAATGTAATATACAAGAATTAGCAGCCTTGCTAAATAACCCTAGTGTTGATATACTAGAAGTGTATGGACCAAAGCCTAACACTGCTGAATACAACGACGCTAAGGAAAATAACGTTAAGGCTTGGCTAGTTAACTGTGTAGGCAATAGGGGTATTAACGTATAGCGTACTTACCATAATTCGGCTTACTCATTAAACTATATGTAGCATACCTTGTTGCATCAGGGATATGGTCGCTTCCTTCTTGTGGGATATTTGTTAGCCTGTTTGCTTTATCTTTCTTCCACCTGTAATCTCTAAACTCACGTATTGCATTTACAGAAGTTTCTGTTACGTGCAGCTTATAACGTTTTAATAAATCTATACCTGCCATAATACTGTTTTGCCCTTTTACACTAGGTTTAATATTATTACCCATTCTACGTAGTTCATCTATTAAACGCACTTCTGCTGAATCACCAAAGCATAAATTATTGTTACTATTTTGTTTTAATAAAAACCTGTGTATATCTGCTGTTGTCATCATTGTTCTATATAGCAGTTCGTTTATATAAATATTATGTTCTTCTTTGTAAACTTCTACAGCAACAGTAGGATCGTTAGTATAACCGAAGTCTATGCCGATTGACAAAAATTTAGCTGTATCTGGTATTTTGTTTACTACTGCAAACTTAAATATTTGTGTACGTGATAAAGCACGTTCACCTAAACCAAACACCTGCCAATATTCATCATCAGTTTCTTTTAACCTTTCAAGTTCGTGTATAATGTTTTTGTCTATAAATGGGTTATCCTTATATGTAGTTTTATAGAATATAGCATCATCACGTACTTCTACTTTGTCATATATCCAGTGATTGGCTTCTGAAGGATTATAGTCGATCACAATTTTGCCTTCAGTACGAAAAATTAATTGTTGCCAGCTATCCCAATCTATTTCATTACACTCGTTTACAAATAACAAGTTTCTTTTACGCCCACGTATTTTAGCTGGCTGGTCTAGTGATATAAACTCTATTATGTTACCGTTAATTGTATATTCGCTATTACTTTTGTTATGGTACTTTTCATTATACAGTTCATAGTGTTTTAGTATATCTAAAAAGTCACGCATAACTGTTGCACGTAAACTTGGGAATGTTTTACGGCATACTGTAATTATATGGTTAGTGTTGTTAAAGCAGTAATCAAATATTATCCAAATAAGTATATTGAATGTTTTACCGCTACGGCTCCCACCTTGTTCTATTAGTATTTTTTTATCTGACCTGCTAAAGTTATAAGCGTGGTTAAATATTGCATTAGTTTGAACTTGCTGGGTCATTTACTACTACTTCAAATAATGGTGTATCTTGGTTTAGGGTTATATCCTGCGTTTCTTTTGGTTTACCATAAAAGTAATTAGCGTATAGCTGTGCAAACTTATAATCACCTTTTTTCAAACCATTTTCTAATACTTGCAGAAATAAATCTTCCATAGGTGATAGCTTTTCTAATAACTGTAATTCATCAGCTTTAGCTTTCCTACCTGCGTTTGTACGTTTACCACCCCAACCCATATTATCTTTTTTTACCTTGACCTCTATATTTCTTTTTATAACCTGTTTGACTACGGCTAGCATTCTTACTGTGAACTCCTGGCCTACGCTTCTTTGGCTTAAATATGTATGTACTAATTATCTTCCTAGCCAACTTGAAAAAACTTGATTATTCAAGTATATAATAAAAAAAATACACTTTTTTACCATACCCATTCAATATTTTGTATTTCATCAAACTGTTCTTCCTTTATTACAGTTTCTATTTGAGCAGCCATTTTAACAAGAATATGTTCAGGTAAATACTTTAGCTTTTGCTTAATATATATTTCTGTTTTACTTCTTGTTTTGTAATCTGGTGTTGCAAATAAATCTTCAAACCATTTTTGCATACGCATATTTTGATGTTCATATACTTCAAACATTTTTAAACTGTGGCAAAGTGTAGCACTGTCCATACTAAAGCCTAGCCTATTAAACGTATTGATAATATCTTTGTTTCTAAACTTATAATAGTTCTTTAATATATGTACAAAGAATGACCTAGCTTCTACGTATTTAGTATCACGCCTTTTTTCTAAAAAGTTACAGCCTGTTATTTGCTTTATATCTTTTGCTATTTTATGTATTTGTGTTTGTTCCATTTTGTAAAGTTATTAAAATAATTTTGTTTGTTTACTATTTATATTGTTCCAGTGTATTTTTAAATCGTTTCGGCCATCAGGTTTTACTATATGCGTACATATATCTTCACCCCATATTTCTACCATTTTTTTACACATATTTTTTTCAAGGTCAATTATATCATATGCTACTTCTTTTAAACCACCTGCGTTGCTTCCGTTAGGCGGAACAGAGAAAGCGTTCATTGTATCCCTGCCAGTTTTTTGGCCTGCATTTATTACTTTTATACAAAAGTCTCTGTCTATTTTTAATTTCAAATCTTCATTATACCATAAGCCTTCTGTTAATTCATTGTTAATATAAACAGCTGAATCACAAAAACTATTCTGTATTAACCTTTTATTTGCTGACCACGCAAACTGCCTATATTCTAAACCTCCGCAAGCTATATTATTTTCCATAAATAATTTA